CATCCTATTACTTGGAACATGGAAGGTTACTATGATGAGCAAGGTAACTCAGATACTCAATCAGCTAAAGCTTTAGAACTTGCTCAAAGAAAACTATTACTTGATAATGGTGCTACTTCTGCTGATATTCAAAAGAGAATGCAAGAAAAACCTTTGGGCCCTTTTGAAGCATTTGGTATGGTTAGTGTAAATAACTTTCCTGTACTTGAATTAAAGAGACAACTTGAAATAGTTAAAGCAAAGAATCTTCACATGATAATGGGAACTCCTGTTAAACTATTTTATGACTATGACTCTAAAAAAGTTAAAGCAGAACCTATTCTTGATGGCTCAGCTAATGTAATTTATAGACAAAAGCCTGACAATACTTCTTTAGAAGGGTGTCCTGTAATATATGAATATCCTGCTGAAGTGCCTCAAAGAAATGCTTATAAAATAGGTTATGACCCTTATAGACAAGCACAAGGTACTTCTCTTGCTGCTGTTTATGTATATAAGAGTGTAATTATTGGAGATAGAACTAAAAGAATAATTGTAGCAGAATATGTAGGTAGACCTGGAGAAGCAGATGATGTAAACTACATTTGTAGATTATTTGCTGAGTTATATAACACTACTATTATGCATGAGAATGAAGTAACCCATGTTAAAGATTACTTTAGAAGAAGAAAACAATTACATTATCTAGCTTATCAACCTGATGAAGTTATTAAGAAGAATGTTAAGAATTCTAAAGTAAATAGGTTATATGGTTGTCACATGATTGACCAACTTAAAGATGCAGGTGAAAAATATATTAAATCTTGGTTATTAGAAACTCTTGACTTTGATGATGAGGGTATGCCTATTAGAGCCTTAGATCAAATTTATTCTATTGGACTATTAGAAGAGTTAATTAGTTATAATAGAAAAGGAAACTTTGATAGGGTTATGGCACTTATGCAAGTTATGTTTCAAGATCAAGAAGATTTACATGGAAAAGAATACCAACCAAAATCAAAAGGAAATGCTAAAGCAAAACAACTTTTAGATATGATGGGAACTATGTATGCAAAAAATAATAGTAGAAATGCTCTACAGTCATTAAAATAATTATTACTTTTGTGAATACTTATCTTTTAAGCAAATGAATCAGCCAGTTACACAACCTAAAACATATTCTACTGAAAGACTCAGTAGAAAAGAGAAAGAAGAAAACAATTTTCTTTGGTACAGAGAGAAGATTGATATGTATGATACTAAAGCTAGCTTCTTATCTATTGGATATGGAGGTATCAATGAGTATAAAAGAATGAGGGTAAATTATGATTTATTTAATAACATAATTGACCTTTCTGATTTTGCTTATGTAGCTACCCCTTATGGAGCTGACCAGGGAGAGATGCCAGCTCAAATGGCAAATAGAGATATTTGTTCTTACAGAGTAAAAGCTTTAATTGGTATGGAAATGAAAAGACCTTTTGGTTATAGAGTCATTGCCACTAATAAAGAAGCTTCAAATAGAAAAGTAGAAGAAGAAACTAAAAGAATAACTGACTTTGTTGTTAACTCTATAATGGCTCCCATTACACAACAAAAAGAAGAAGAGTATCAGGCTCAAATGAAAGGCAGAGAACTTACTGAACAAGAGTCTCAACAAATGCAAGAAAAAATGCAAGCTGATATTCAAGCTGCAACTCCTGATAAAGTAAGAGCATACATGAAAAGGGACCATAGAGACCCTGCTGAAGTACAAGGACAACAAATTATTAATTACTTGATTAAGAAACTTGATGTTAAAAAGAAATTTAATAATGGTTGGAAACATGGTTTAATCTCAGCTTATGAAGTTTATTGGTTAGGAATAATTAATGGAGAACCTGCAATAAAAGTTGTAAACCCTATTAGATTTTCTTGTGATAAAGCTTCAGACCTTGATTACATAGAACAAGGAGAATGGGCTGCAGCAGAATACAGAATGCATCCTTCTCAAGTTGTACAAACCTTTGAACTTACTAATAAAGAAATAGATAGTCTTTGGAGAAGTTACACTCATCATAATACTCAAAGAGTACATGACAATTTATTTAATTTTGATGAATATGTAAACCATGAAGATAGTGATACAATAAGAGTATTACATTGTGTATTTAAAGGCCTTAGAAAAATAGGTTGGTTAGATTACATAGATCAAGATGGAGTTCTTCAGACTAAATTTATGGTTGATGAAACTTATAAGCTTGATAAAGAAAATGGAGATGTAAAAATTAAGTATGAATGGATTCCTGAAGTATATGAAGGATATAAAATTGGTGCTGACATTTACAAAGAAATGAGACCAATTCCAGGGCAATTTAAAGATATGGATAATATCTATAAATGTAATTTACCTTATTATGGTGCAATCTATGATAGTGTAAATTCTCAACCTACTTCTGTAATGGATAGAATGAAAGTCTATCAGTACTATTATAATATTGTAATGTACAGATTAGAGTTACTCTTGGCTTCAGATAAAGGTAAAAAAATCTTAATGAACATTAATGCTATTCCTACTGACTCTGGAATAGATCTTAAGAAGTGGCAATACTTCTTTGAGAGTACTCCTTTTATGTGGTACAATCCTGATGAAGAAGGAATGAATCAAAGTGATGTTAATACTATTGCTAAAACTCTAGACTTGTCTTTAGCTTCTGACATTCAGAAATATATTCAACTTGCAGATTACCTAGAACAAAAATGTGGTAAGTCTGTAGGTATTACGGACCCTGTTCTTGGACAGACTTCTGTATCTGAAAGAGTAGGAAACAATCAACAAAATTTAGTTCAAACTTCTCACATGCTTGAACCTTACTTTGACTTACATAACTGTATTAAAAGAAATGTACTTCAAGGATTACTTGATGTTGCTAAAGTGGCTTATGCATCTTCTGACAAAAAGAATATTACTTACATTTTAGATGATATGTCTATAGAGATGTTACAGATGGATATAAACTTACTTGATGAAAGTACATTAGGTTTGTTTATGGAAGATTCTTCTATGTCTGAAGAAATTAAACAAACTATTCAACAACTTGCTCATGCTGCAATGCAGAATCAAAAAATTGAATTATCTGATGTTCTTAAAGTTATTAAACAAGATTCTATACAAGAAGCTGAAGAAGCTTTACTTGTATCTGAAGAACTTAGATCAGAAAGAGAACAAGCTAATGCACAAGCTCAAGAAAAAGCTAAAGCAGACATGCAACAAAAACAATTAGAGCATGAAAAAGAAATGTGGAGTCATGAAGCTGATATGATTATTCTTAAAGAAGAAGAAAGAAGAAAAACTGAGATTCAAAAACAAACTATTCTTTCTATGGGCTTTGATATTAATAAAGACCAAGACAATGATGGTACTCCTGATGTACTTGAAGTTGCAAGATATGGAGTTGATGCTGAAATTAAAAGAGCACAAGTTGCTAATGAAGCTAAACTAATTGATCATCAAATACAGGATGACAAAGAGAAAAATAAACTAAAAGCTAAAGAAATTGCTCAAAAGGGAGCAGGAAAATAAAATAAGGCTATTATACTTTAAATAGTAAACCTTCATTTTAAATATGTAATTAATTAAATAATTAAACTTAAATTTGTCACAATTATGAGTGGAACAGAGAAAACCATTGACCAATTTGCAGGCTGGGAGGATACTTCACAACAGCATGATTTTTTTGGAGAAACTAATCTAGAAGTTGATGTTGTAGATGTAACATTAAAAGATGAGGTTAAAACAGAAGAAGCAGAAGCAAAAGAGAAAGAAGAGAAAGAAGAAAAAGAATTAATTGATGAACAATTTAGTTCTTTTGAAAAACCTTCTAAAGTAGAAACTGAAGAGGATAATGTAAAAACTCCTTCAGATAAAAAAGAACCAGCAACTGTTGTAAATAATAAACAGACTCTTGAATTCTTGAAAGAAAAAGGTCTTGTTGATTATGAACTAGAAGAAGGTAAAGAACTTTCTGAAGAAGAGGCAGAACATTTACTTGAAGACTCTTGGGAGAAAGCTTTAGAGTTAGAAGTAGAAGCTACAATTAAAGATCTTCCTCAAGATATTAAAGACTTAGTAAAGTTTGCATCTAAAGGAGGTAATGTTGGAGAGTTATTAGGTAAAATGATTCAACATGCAACTTCAGGTATTACTAAAGATAGTGATATTGATAATGAAGATGTTCAAGTTCTTGCAGTAACAATGGATTTAAAAAGTCAAGGTTATGACCAAGAATATATAGATTCTCAAATTGAGTTTTTAAAAGAAAAAGACAAACTTGAAGGAATAGCTAAAAAATCTTATGATAAGATTATTGCAAATCAAGAAAGTGAAACTGCAGGTCAAGTTGAAAGACAAAAAGATATTGCAGATAATAGAAAGAAACAAGCTAGAGAATATAAGACTAATATTACTAGTCATATTAATAGTTTAAGTGAAACTGGAGGATTACCTTTATCTAAACAAGATAAAACAACTCTTCCAACTTATATCTCAGAACCTAATGTAGAATTACAAGATGGTAGATATGTAAGTGAAATGCAAGCAGATTTATTTAAAGTGATGGCTGATAAAGATAAAATAGTTCTTTTAGCTAAACTTTTAAAAACAGATTTTGACTTTAGTGCCATTGAGAGAAAGAAACAAACTCAAGCAGCAAGAGGAGTTAGAGAAGCTGTTGAAAGAGTTGACAGAAAAGAATTATCAAATTCAGAAAGTGGAGATCACAGATCCAATAAAAAAGCCCTTTGGGATATGCTAGAGGGATAAACTAAATTAATTACTAACTTAAAATTAAATCAAAATGGCTACATTAGGAAGCAAGCTTCTCGTAAAAGAGATGGAGTGGAATGCCAACATGACTGAGCAATCTCACTTAGGTGCTGCTCTGATTGCTAAACCACATCGCATTATGGGAGAGATGGACAAATTGTTCTCTGCTCAAAATTACTATTCTGATAATCCAATGTCATCTTTGTTAATGGGTAACTCTAAAACAGAAGAAACTATTGGTAATACAGAATGGGAATGGGAATTGAAAGGTGCAAACACTAGACCTCTAGTTGTTGTAGAAAATGTTGAAGATGCGGGTAATTTAACTCCAGGAAAATTCAAAAAAACATTTAAGATTAAACTTGATGAAAACTGGTACTTACCAGGAGATGTTATTATGCCAGGTACTTCTAACAAGAAATACCAAGTGCGTGTACAAAATCAAGGAGTAAAACATGGAGATGGTACTGTCTACACTGTAAGAATGAACTCAGATGATCCACAAGCATTTATGCCTGTTAAATATTTGAAACCAGGACAACAATGGGGTAAACTTT